AAATTTAAGTTATGAAAAAACACACACTCTGGATCGAAAAGTATAGATCACAAACATTAGATGAATATGTTGGTAATGAAGTTGTTAAAGAACGAATTGCTGACTGTATAGAAAAAAATGACATTCCTCATTTTATCTTTAGTGGAACTGCTGGAACTGGAAAAACTACATTAGCTAAATTAATAGTTAATAATTTAAAATGTGATTATCTTTATATTAATGCTAGTGATGAAAATGGTATTGATATGATTAGAGATAAAGTTAAAGGATTCGCTTCAACCGCATCATTTAATCCTACTAAAATTGTTATATTAGATGAAGCTGATTTCTTAACTCAACCAGCACAAGCAGCACTTCGAAATTTAATTGAAGAATACTCAGCTTATACTCGTTTTATATTAACTTGTAATTATATTGATCGTTTAATCGAACCCTTACAATCACGTTGTGAAGTTCATATTTTAAAACCACCTACTAAGAGTATTGTAGCTAAACATGTTTGTACAAATATTTTAGATGTTGAAAATGTAAAGTATGAAATGCAAGATGTTGCTTATATTATTAATGAATTTTATCCTGATATTCGTTCTATTATTAAAGTATTACAACAAAATGTTAAAGACAATAAATTAACTATTATTGCTGTTGATAATAATTTAAATAAAAACTTAGTAAAATTATTAAAAACACCTACTTCTAAAACTTGGGTAGAATGCCGACAATTAATAATTAATAGTCAATTAGATGATTACCAACCAGTAATTGAGTATTTATTTAAGCATTTAGATGAATATAGTAAAGGACACGATGCTGAGATTACTATTGAATTAGATAACCATCAATATTTTCAGAAATCAGTACCAGATAAAGAGATAAATATGGCCTCATTATTAGCTAAAATAGTAAAAATCATTTCAACAAAACAAATATTATAAAATGGAACCACAATTAAACATTAGTTTAGACAAAACAACAGAAATAATCTGTGAAAAATGTAACAATAATATCTTTATAAATGCATTTTTACTTCGAAAAGCATCTCGTCTATTAACAGGAACATCACAAGATGCTTTAATTCCTATTAATGTAATGGCTTGTAGTAAATGTCAACATGTTAATGAAGAGTTTTTACCTTTACAACTTAAAANTAAACCAACACCTGAACCACCTACACAACCATCAAATAATGAAGGNGCTAAAATAATCNCTTTTAATAGATAAAAATGTTTAACCGAAANAAATTAAAAAAAATCAAAATGGAATATCAAGAACTAGAAAACGAAGTAGTAGCATTAAAGGGTGCTCTTATTAGAGCAAACGAAGCCAACAAAGAATTAGATAAAGTTGTTAAAGAATTAAGTACAGAACTTGGTTTAGCAATCGATCGTATTAAATATCTTAGTAATGAAGTACATCTACGAGATGCTGCTATTAAATCAAGAGCTAATTATTCAGACGAAAGTAGGAATTATTAATTTATAATGTAGTAAATAGCATTTTTTCCATGCCTATCATATATTTATTAATATATAATATATTATGATAGGTATTTATAAAATTACATCTCCTAAAGGAAAAATATATATAGGTCAATCGATTAATATTAATAGACGTTGGTCAGAATATCTTAAATTAAGAAGATGTGAAAAACAAATTAGATTATATTATTCTTTTCTTAAATATGGTCCTCAAAATCATAAATTTGAAATAATAGAAGAATGTTTAGAAAACCAATTAAATGAACGTGAATTATATTGGGGTTTATATTATAATGTTTTGTCTAAAATGGGTCTAAATTTAAAATTAGGAAATGCTAAAGGAAAAATAAGTGAAAAAACTAAAAAGAAAATATCTAAAGCTGTTAAAGGAAAAAGTGGAAAATATGAAAGAACAGATGCTATAAAACAACTTATAAGTAAAAATACTTCTATTAAAATATATCAATTTACATTAAATGGAGAATTTGTTAAAGAATGGAATTCTATTACAGAAGCTGAATTTAATTTTGGAAAAGGTATTAAAGACAACTTAAGTAAAAAAACTAACAAATCTCATGGATTTGTTTGGAATTATAATAAGACATTTCCAGGATATAATAATAAAGATCATGGAAATGCAGTAAAAGTAATTCAAAAATCTAAAAATGGAGTTATAATAAAAGAATGGAATAGTTTTACACAAATACAAAAAGAATTAAAATATCCTACTTCAAATATATCTGCTTGTTGTCTTAAAAAACAAAAAACAGCTTATGGGTTTATATGGGAATATAAAAATAATTAAATTTAATAATGGCTAATATATTTAATCTTATAAAAAGAATAACTCTTACTAAAGATAAATGGAAAGATATTTCTGAAGAAGAACAACAAACTTTCAATAATTGGATGTGTAACAAAATATTATCAATGGATCATGATTATTGTGAAGTAGTAAATGTAATACAAAAGAATACTTGGCAGATGAAAGGTGAACATCTTTATAATTTATATAAAGACTTACTACCTAAACAATATAAGTATCTTAAGTATCTTAAACCTACTAATAAAAAAGAATACGATTTAGATCAAATAGAAGCTATTCAAATATATTTTGAAGTTGGTAAAAAAGAAGCTAAAGAATATATAGACATGCTTTCTGAAGATGAAGTTAAAAACATTACGACACAAATTAAAGGAACATGAGTAATACAATAAAAGACGATATTACCAAATCAGTTATAGTAGACTTATCTGACAGAGCAGAACGCGGATATAATAAATATTCAACAACACTTGAACAAAATAATCACGACGAATTTACTCAACATCTTTATGAAGAACTATTAGATGCCGCTCAGTACTGTAAAAAAATTATTACACAAAAACAAGCAGTACAAGATTTAGTCAAAACATATCCTAATGATGTTGAATTAGGAGCTAAAATAAGAGAAATATATGGCCAAACAAAAGCTGACAGAAATTGAATTAAAACTCAAAAATCATACACCTCCAGAATTAAATCATGCTTTTCATAAAACAGTATCATATAGTCAGTTTAGTATTTATGCAAAATGTCCACATCAGTGGTATTTAACTTATGTAGAAAATAAACAACCATACCAAGCAACTATACATACAGTTTTCGGAACAGCAATACATGAAACTATTCAAGAATATGTTGATAACATGTATGTTTTAAGTGGAGCTGCAGCTGATAGAATGAACTTACATGAAATATTTCAAAATAAATTTTCTGAATTGTATACTGAGGAATATAAAAAAGTAGGTTCTCATTTTTCTACTCCAACAGAAATGGGTGAGTTTTATGAAGATGCTGTTAATCTTTTAAATTATGTTAAAAAGAATAGAAAAAAGATATTTACTACTAAAGGTGTAAAATTATTAGATATTGAATTACCTTTACTAATAAAAGTATCTAATAATATATTTTTAAAAGGATTTATTGATGTAGTGTTTTATGATGTTGATACAAATAAAGTTCAAATATGGGATTTTAAAACATCAAAATCATCTTGGAGTGATGAACAGAAAAAAGATGAAATAAAACAATATCAATTACTTTTATACAAACATTATTTTTCAAAACAATATGATTTTCCTATAGAAAATATAGAAGTAAAATTTGTAATTTTGAAAAGAAAAATTTGGGAAAAAAGTGAATATCCTCAACCTAGAGTACAAAATGTAGTACCACCTAGTGGAACTAATAAAATGAATAAATGCTTAACTGTTTTTAATGATTTTATAAAAAATTCGTTCGACGAGTTTGGAAAACCTCAAATAAAATCATATATTAAGAATGTTGGAGAAAGTAGTTGCAAATGGTGTCCTTACAGAGATGATATTACATTATGTGATAAAAAGAATGTTCTTTCATAATTGTTATATATTTATATACAAAACAATATAATTATGAAAGCAAAAATGCAATTAACAAGTGTAAAAATTCCCGAAGATTTATTTGAAGAATTCAAATTATCTTGCATCCGGAACAAGTTCAGTACTCAAAAATTAACTGAACGAGCAATGTATCTATATTTAACCAACGAAGAATTTAAAAAACAAATACACAACCAATTAGATACAGAAATAACAGGTAAATTATAAAACAACAAAATAACGTTATGTTAAAAGAAGGTTACATACCAAAAGATCAAAGAAAAAAAATACTCCTTTTATGCGATGACATTCGTATGACCTCTGGTATTAGTACTATGGCTAGAGAGATGGTATTAGGAACAGCACATCATTTTAATTGGGTTAATTTAGGAGGTGCTATTACACATCCTGATAAAGGTCAACGACTCGATTTAAATGCTGATACTAATAAAATAGCAGGTATTGAAGATGCTAGTGTATTTTTATACCCAATAGATGGATACGGTTCTCCTGAACTTGTAAGACAAATAATTCAATTAGAAAAACCAGANGNATTAATGATGTTTACTGATCCAAGATATTGGATTTGGTTATTTCAAATGGAACATGAAATAAGAAAACAAATGCCTATTATTTATTTAAATATTTGGGATGATTTGCCTTATCCAATGTATAATAAATCATATTATGAATCATGTGATGGTTTATTAGCTATTAGTAAACAAACAGAAAATTTAAATAGAGCAGTATTGGGTTCTGAGGTTGCAGATGAAAAAGTAATTAAATATGTTCCTCATGGTATTAATGAAGAAGTATTTTTTCCTATAACATNAGAACATTTAGAATACTTAACATTAAAAGAATTCAAAAGACAATTATTTAATAATAAAGAATATGATTTTACTTTATTGTATAATGCTCGCAATATTAGGCGTAAATCAGTATCTGACTTATTGTTGGCCTGGAAAGTATTTGTTGATGCTTTACCTGAAGAAAAAGCTAAAAGATGTGCTTTGGTACTTCACACACAAATAGTAGATGAAAACGGTACTGATTTAAAAGCAGTAAGCGAAATGTTATTTGGTTATGATGAAAAATATCAAATTTTATTTGATCAAAGTAGACAACCAGCAAACGTAATGAATTTACTTTACAACGCAGTAGATGCTGTAACGTTAATAAGTTCAAACGAAGGTTGGGGATTATCATTAACTGAAGGAATGATGTGTGGTAAACCAATCATTGCTACAGTAACAGGTGGTATGCAGGATCAGATGCGTTTTGAAGACGAAAATGGTGATTGGATTAAATTTACTGAAGAATTTGGTTCTAATCATAGAGGCAAATATAAAAAGTGNGGTATTTGGGCTTANCCAGTATTTCCATCTAATTTNTCNTTAGTAGGTTCTATTCCAACACCTTATATNTTTGATGATAGAGTTGAACCACTTGATGTTGCTAAAGTAATAAATGAAGTTTATAACGATAAAATGTTTAATACTGAAGATTATCAAAAGGCATGTAAAGCTGCTCGTGAATGGGTAACTTCAGATGAATCAATGATGACTGCTAAAAATATGTGTAAAAACATTATTGATGGTGTTGAAGAAACATTTGATAAATGGCAGCCAAGACATGATTTTGAATTTATACCTGTAGAACCATTAAAACAACCAAAACATTTTGTTAAACACGTTATCGCACAATAATATGAAACCATTATTAGTTATAAGTGCTCCTATTGAAACTTTCAGCGGCTACGGAGCCCGCTCACGCGACATAGCATTATCTATTATNAAATCAGAAAAATATGATGTAAAAATCCTATCACAACGATGGGGTTCTACACCATATGGATTTCTTAAAGATTCAAATCCAGACCACAAATTAATAAAAGATTGTATTTTAGCTGTTCCTCAACTACCTAAACAACCTGATGTTTGGATTCAAATTACTGTTCCAAATGAAATGCAACGTATTGGTAANTTTAATATATTAATTACAGCAGGTATTGAAACTACAATATGTGATCCTAGTTGGATTGAAGGATGTAATAATGCTGATTTAGTATTAGTATCATCTGAACATGCTAAAACAGTATTTCAAAATTCTAAATTTGAAAAACGTAATAGTCAAACACAACAAATAGAAAGTATAGTAGAATTAAAAACNCCAGTAGAAGTATTATTTGAAGGTGTAAATACAGACATATACAATAAAATCGATAAATTNAATAATATTGATTTATATGAATTTATAAACGAAATACCTGAAGATTATGCNTTTCTATATTTAGGACATTGGNTACAAGGTGATTTAAACGAAGATAGAAAAAATGTATCTGGATTACTTAGAATATTCTTAGAAACATTCCGAGGTAAAATTAAACCACCTGCTCTAATATTAAAAACACAATCAGCAACACCATCTATAATGGATAGAGATGAAATGTTAGATAAAATTAGAGCTATTCAACAATATATAGGAGGTGATTTACCACCAGTATATTTACTTCATGGTGAATTTAGTGATGAGGATATAAATGANTTATATAATCATCCTAAAATTAAAGCATTNGTATCGTTTACTAAGGGTGAAGGATATGGAAGACCATTACTAGAATTNACAACATCACAGAAACCAGTAATAGCACCAAATTGGAGTGGACATGTTGATTTCTTATCAGAATTCTCAACATTACTTCCAGGNATGNTAACTCCAATTCANCCATCTGCTGTTATTCAAAATATGATATTACCTGAATCAGCTTGGTTTACAGTTAACGATAAAGAAGCATCTAAAACATTAGAGGATGTATTTAAAAATTATAAAAAATACACTGATAAAGCTAAACGTCAAGCGCATCATTCAAAAACTGAATTTAGTTTAGAAAAAATGAGTGAAAAATTACTTACTATATTAGATAGTAAAGTACCGAAGCCTGT